CTTGTCAAATATGTCGGCAACAGTAATGCCCGCATATCCCAATTTCTCAAATTGCTTCTGTAATTCAAACAAAACTGGAATCCCGGCCTCGGTCAACTGCCTGATTTCCTGACCTCTAAGTACGGCTGCGGCCCTTATTTGGCCATAGGCAAGTATAAGCCTTTCCATACTAACGCCAAGACCCGCCGATACGTCAGCAAGCATTTTCGTTGTGTCATATAGCTCTTTCGTGGGTATTGAAAAGGCTGATAACTGTTTGGAATATGCGGCCAAGTCCATAAACTGGAACGGAGACTTTACGGCAAGGTCTTGTAGTTGTCTGAATAATTTATCGGCAGCCTCAACATCATTCAAGATAGCACCCATAGCGACTTTCTGCATCTCGAATTCGCCTGTTATCTTATATAGCGACTTTAATAGACGGGTGGCTCCAAATACAGAGGCGTAAGACAATGCCATCGAATGTAAATCACGGAGAACCCTTGATTGGCTATGTGATACGGTAAGTGCCTGTTTCTTTGCGCTCACAGTTTTTCGATTGGCTGCTTCTATTTCCCTCTCTATGCTCTGCTGTTGGCGAATTTCGTTTGTTAGGTCTCTCGCCTTCGAAAGTTCGCTGTTGTCTACGCCTATTGTCTTTCCCTTGCTTGCAGCAAGTTGTTTTAGGCGCTCCATCTCAGCACCAAGACGCTGCCAAGCCTCAAGCTGCGTCTTAGTAGCCATAGTCCCCATGTCAATACTCTTGACGTATTCGCCTTTTTGGAGACTTGCTGTTCGCCGTACTTGTTGTTCTATTTTCTGTTGCTCCCGGAGTAATGTCTTATAGGCATTTGTCATGCTGGCACGCTCATTCACCTTCTTCTGCCCCTCCTCAATTTCCTTCTGTAACTTTTTGAATTGAGCTGCCATTTTATCGAGGTCTTGTTGCCAGTTCCCCGTAAATTCCATATTAAACCAAAGAGTTCCTATATCTGCCATTTTATTCCTTTTTGTCGGACTTGTGAGATTGCTCCCAAATCCGTAATGTTTCTGCTACACTGTCCGCAGTAACTTTCGTCTTGCTATTCCCGTTGGTTGAGTTGTCGTTGTCGTACTCATTCATTGTCGTGTCTACGTTGAGTAATTCTATGTACGCCTTTGTATAACCCCAGTAAAAGCCCCATTTCTCAACTCTTATAAGACCGAATAAGAATGTGCGTGGCAGAAATAAATATGGAAATTCTTTTGATATTACTCCTTCTTCCCCGATGCTTGTTGTTGGAGGATAAGTTCTGCTTCCTGACGATTTGTTCTTTTCAAGCAATCGTCTAATTGTTTCAGTGACGCCATAGCCATGTAGTATTGCATAAGCAGAACTTTTTTTTTACCCGCTTCTATAATGGTCAATAATTGCGCATGGTCATATTCTTTAACAAAAAAATACCAACGCCACAACACCCACCAAAATAGCCGTATTTTCCAGTAACCATTAAGCACTATTGCGGCAGCAGCCTTGTGTAGAATACGCTCCTCGTATTTTATTCCAGTTTTCCCTGAGTTTAGAATATCGGAGACCTTACGCTCTGTCCCGAATTTTATCCACCCTATCTTTATTTTATCTTTGGTTCCCGGAATCTGGATTATGTCATAGGAGTTATTGCGTATACTATTCAATTCTTGCCGTGTTCCCCTGTCTGGATTATCCATATTTTTCCTTTTACACTATTGGATTAGGGGCAAGGGATAAGCCCCAAGCCCCCACCAATAGATTGTTGCGTTTAGGAAGTGGTGCTGTATTCATACAATACAACATCACCATCTGTATCACCCTCAGTAATGCCAGACACGTCAAAATAGACGTTGTAGCCAAGAGGTTTTGTAGACGGAGCATCAAACTGTACGGAAGCATACCCTTCCAAATTCTTAATAACAAGAGCATATTTTTTGTCTTGCGAGATAAGCATAGCCATACCAGAGAGTTGTTTCTCGGTAAGATTTACACCTGACCCAACGGGCTTCCAATATCCAGTCCCATCCGAAAGTGTTGCAGGAGTTCCACTTGCAGTATTTCCAAATGCTGTCTGCACATCGGCATTGATTGAGGGAACAAAGAAGGTAAGGGTAGTGGATGCGGGTTCGCCAGCAGCGGTGGCATAAGCTCTGGAGCTGCCGTGAATAAAGGCTTGATTCCTTGAAATCTCGCCCTGTGTGAAGTTTACGGAATCACGCAGAACAGGGAACTCATAGTCCCATTCCTGCGCAGCAGTCAACTTTGCGCTTGTTTTCTTGTAACGCAAAGTAGATACACCCATAAACGCCATAGTCAATTCTGAAACTGTTTTCATTGCCATAATCGTAAATTTTTATTAATGTATTATTAAATCGCACTGTATGTGCCATACGTAGAAGCCATTTTTCTGACCACCAGCAAAAACTATCGGATTCGCTATATGATACTTGTCACTTCTACTCGGTATCTTGGCGTAAGCGGATTCCTGCATTGTTGACAATGTGGAAACATCCTCTCCACTAAATGTTGACGAGCCAGAAGTAAAACTCTTAGCCCTCGCCCAAAGTGAAATCATTGCAGTCGTCATCCCATATCCACCCATATCATACACCCTTGCTGGCAATGATATTACGACATATTTTCCTACATCTTCGCTAATTGTGGATAAGGCCTCTGTGGTAACAATCATATCGCCTATCCCAGTAAAAAGCTCAACAAGGAATTTTAAGATGTCTTTTATATCATAATTTCCTGCTCCCATATTATTTTATAGGTCTAAGGTTTCTAATAAGCATGGATTCTCCAAATGCCTCAAATTCTTTTTTCGTAGCGGTCAGCACGTTAGCGCCTTGCATCTCCAAAAACTCAGAATACTCTGTCCCTGTACACATGACAAGACCAGTCTTTGAACCCCTGAATGGCGGGTCGTAACTTGTCAAAAATTGTATTGACGTATCATCACCCCATCCTCTGTCAGTTTCAACTATCCCGACAAACTTTTTTCTAAAGTTGCCATCATAGTCACGGAAGTCCACCCATGCCTCCCCACGAGTAAGCTTCACACGTACAGGCGGCCTGAGGTTTGAGTTTTGGATTATCTCAATTAAGGCTCCATCTTTATATATCCCAACGGCATAGGATGTAAGTGTGTTCCCAGTAAGGTTCATATACTCTTTCTCAAATTCAGCACTTTGAATCAGTTCATGTGCAAGTGACACAAGGGCTTCATATAGGTTTGGCCATACCAAATCCCAAATCTTCCTTTTTGCAGCATAAAAAACGGCATCATTTGACATCCTTTTCATTTGCCAGTATTGTTAAAATAAAGGTGTGTACCAAAATTGGTGGTTACTGGTCTGGAATTAATCTTTCCACGTACGACATCCCCATTCGAGGGGATTGTTGCCTCAACAATGTCGCCTATCATAAAGACCAACTCATTCGTTGGAATGGAAACTGTAAAGTCTGACATAACTACACCAGAAGATGCATAGGAGCGTATTGTTTTGAAACACCTGCCTTCTCCATCGTAGATTTCATCGGGAGTGTCACTGTCATCGTCAAACTGACTGGTGGCTTTTTCCCTTGTTACCTTTATCTGGTGTGGGTATCTTGGATTTTCCATGTCTATAACCTTACTATACGTATTGATGATGATGCCATCACGGTTTCCCCATATTTCCGATAAATGGCATTTGCAATCCGCTCCATCCTCCTTTTATCCTGTTCTGATAATTGAATACCACCCTCACGATGTCTCCAGTCCCCGTCTGAATCGTCTACAACGCCAGACGTTGATGGAATTGTGGTGCAATATGAATAAATATCAGCCCTAAGAAGGTCTTTCTGTTCGACAGTCAAAGCACTAATGGTCTTGCTCTCCAATATACCCCTGTTGTCAAGTATAACAGAAATGGTATCATCGGGGATGTTAACCCCGATAATACCCTTCATATATTGGACTACTGTAACCATGATTAGGATGCTGCCTCGTTAATGGATAAGTACAGCATCTTATTCACTGCGTAAGGCACGGGAACGCACAGTGAAGTTGCCGAGAATTTCTTGGCATTTTCACGGGAGAACACGTCTTCCTGCACAGCGATGGTTCCACCGTCTGCATAGTATACAGGAGCAATGGAAGAAGCAAAAATATTGGAAACCCTTGACCACTGGAATGACCCCACATTTCCTGCGGGGCGCAAAACGACAGTGTTTGCGTCAAAAGCAGCAAGTTCTTTGCGCTTCAGCTCTTTGTTTGCATCTATGTATTCGGTAAATCCATAGTATTCATCTTTCTGGATAGGGGGAAGCCCTATGCCACGAAGATAGTTTGCCAAGTCGTCATCTGTAACCTCAACACTTGCGGAGTTAGAGGTTTCCAAAAGACCCCCTGTTTTCCAAACAAGGACACGTTTCTTTGTGTCAATGTGGTTTTTCAGCACTTCATAGGCGGCAACACTCATCCTAAATACCGAGTTTGCGGGTACGGCGGATAAGATATTGTTCACCCACGCAAAATGGAACATGTCCTTCAAGTCCCCAACGGGGCTTGCGCTGTCGTGGCTCCATACATACTTTGTCCCATGAGAATATCCAGTTACGGCATATCCACCAGCTTTTTTCTTGTTGGCTGTGGGAACACTAAAGCTGATTTGGAGGTTTTCAATACCACCATTGTTGTTCAAACGTGTAGTTTTGTAATACCCCAGAGATTCAACTTGAGCTGCCGTGAATGAGCGCTGAGAGTGAATACCCTTAATTAAGGAGTATACATCCTTGCGCCATGCATCAAATATTCTGCCAAAAATTTCGCCCTGCAAGAGAGCTTCTGCGTTTCTTGCATCATCATAAGCTTTTGCTCCAAACAGGTAGCCAAGCCCCATACGGGGGATGCTGGATGTTTGGACTTTGAAGCCCTGATTCGAGATAAGCGGAGTTTCGGCGTCATCTGCCAAGTATGTAGCCATTACGGGTATCTCGATTTCGCCAATATACTGCTTGAAATCCCTTGTGGGATTGGCATACGGCTCAACAGCCCACGTTTTCCTGTAATTCTCGGTGTCATACCAATTACGGGGTGCTGCTTCAAAAAACTCACGGATATTTGAGTATCCCTTCAAGTTTAACGCACCATTAATCAGGTCATAAAAACCTTTATCTTGTATTCCTTGTAACATATTTTTGCCCTCCTTAAGATGTTATTTCGTTAAACATTTCCCACACAATGTGTACGTCACCTCCATTCTGAATGTTGGTGATTACTGCGTCAGGGCAATCAGGAATAGTGTTTTTGTACATGTACAGAACACCACGAGGTATATCAACAAGTGTGACATCACCACCGACAGTATCTTCTATTGAAATACTGTTCGGCTGACAGTAGATGGTTTTAGTGGAGCCAGCGGTTGCGGAAGACGATTCTACAATGTAATCACCCGCTGCAACCGCATCAAAATCTGCGGTTGTGACAGTGATAGTGTAGGTGTATTCGGCTTCGGTAACAGTACCGCAGACAACAGCCTTTCCTGTTCCTGCGATTGTACTTGGCATAGCCATAATAACCATTCCCGCTTTCAAAACGGGAGATATGTGGTTCTTAACAAGCACAATGTCAGTCGTTCCGGCCACAGCGTTAGCCGTAACCGTCTTAACCTTCCATGCCTTTAAGAACTTCACAGTCCTGTCCGCAATATTAAAATACATGGGAGTTCCGCCAGCAATGCGCTCACCTATGGCGAGGTCATTGGACACAACTGCCCCGTGCATCCTTTTAGAACAGGGAGCCGCAAGCAGAGGCAGTGTTCCGCCAACTGATTGCGTAGTAGTTGTAAAAGAGTTCCAAATCTTCATAATTAAATCTGTTTAATTGAATTTTTCATACTTTCGGCAAACTCCTTTTCCTCCGCATCACGTTTTTCCTTGTCTATTGGCTGTACGGTGATTGGCTTGGATTGTGGGATATAATACCCCGCTTCCGTTGCGGCTGACGATTCTTTGTCATACATTTCTTTTAGCATGGCTACATTTTCTTCAACAGTCTTGGTGTTATCTACATTATGTAGCACAAGCCTGAGAACCAAATCATCAGCACACCCAACCTCCTTTTTCAACAGACCGCTCTTAACGTCTGCGGAGAATTTGGCAGCTGCCTCTTTTGCCTGTTTTTCGGCTTCTCTTGCGCTGATTTCCCTGTACTTCCTTTCTATTTCCTCAAGCTTCTGCCTGATTTCATCTGGAAATTCAGGGCTTCTCAGCTCTGGCGTTGTCTTGGGTTGCGTTTCTTTCTTTGCGCTCTTGGACATCTCATCCCAACTTTCCCAGCCCAGAGATTTCGCAATGGAGTTGAGTTCCTTTTGGGATTTCGAGGAAACAGAGCCAACTCTGCGGTCTATTTCACTCTGTAATGGCGCAAGGTAAAGCCCCGCACTCTTAACAACGTCATCAATGTTGTCATCTTTTACCATTCCCGATGCGGCAAGTTTGTCCGCAAGTTCGTTAAAGGCCGTGTCGCTAAACCCCAAAGGGGAATATTCGGTTTTTAGCTTTTCGTAGATTTTGGTTTTCATAAAAAATAATTTATTGTTTAGTCGCACAAATATAGTAATAATTTTTATAATGTAACAACTTTGTTATATTATATTTGCCTTAAACATTGATAATCAGAGTGTATAACTGCTACATTATTGATAATTAGGCTATAATATAAACATTTTATTTTAATTTTGTATATTTGTAGCGCTTATGAGTAAAACAGAACAGATATATGACCCCGTATTTGCGGCTCATGGAATGAGGGTGTACTCTCGTGAGTACGTGGCGAGGGTCAGGGAAGAGAATGAGAGGCTGCGAGAAGGAGAAATACTCTATAATGTATGCCCGCAGGATGGATTTCAGGAGCGTGTTTGTGCCTCTGATGCCGGGATATTAATAATCGGTGGAAGGCGTGGCGGTGGAAAGACGATAGGGATGCTGTTGGCTGCAATGAGGTATATAGAGAACCCAAACTACACCATACATGCGTTTCGTAAAGAAGAAGAGGACTTGCGCAGAGGGACATTCAAGAGTTCAAAAAAGATTTACTCACAAATAGCAAGAATAACGGAATCAAGCATGATGTGGACATTCCCAAGTGGTGCTTCTGCAAAATTCGAGCATCTTCATGACGAGGAGCAGATAGACAGACGCTTTAGGGGTGTCGAGATACCCACAATAATAATTGACGAGTTGCCACAGGTTACATCTGAGACGTTTTTTACGCTTCTCGCAGCAAATCGTAACTCATACGGAATACCAAATAAGTTTATTGCATCATGTAACCCAGTTGGGGAAAGCCACTGGCTATACAAGATGCTGTCTTGGTGGATAAACCCAGATACGGGGAGGATAATAAGGGAGCGTGATGGGCATAAGCGCTATTTTTATAAATACGGTAACGACATAACGGAAATCTATTGGGGTAATACACCAGAGGAGGTTTACCAACAGGCAGCCGAAAAGATTGATAAGATATGGGACAAGCGGCTTGAGGTAATGGGGCGGTCAAAGTTTGACCTTATAAACTCACTGACGTTTATCGAAGGTAACTATTACGAAAATCGCATATTCGTAAAAATTGACCCTCAATATCTGGGGCGCCTTGCTGGAAGAGGAGAGAGAGAAACAGAGAAGGATATTGAGGGGGTATGGCGTGACGAAGATGATTCAATATCCCTGATAAGCATTGAGGATATACAGTCAATGTTCACAAATACTGAGCAACGTGACGGCAACCTACGTGCCGTAATAGACGTTGCCTTACAACGTGACGGTTTTGTTATAGGGGCATTTGACGGTAATCACCTGTTTGACCTTGAGATATACAAAAAGGTCGGGAGCATGGCTGCAATAAATCTTGTAAATAAGTTTCTTGAAAAAAATCACATACCTTTGAGAAATGTGGCATTTGACAGTGACGGGATAGGTCAATACCTGAAAGAGCCGCTAAAGGAGGGGAAGGGTGGTGCGTTTGCCTTTAATGGTAATTCATCATCAACAGACAGCAACGTGTGGCAAAACTTAAAGGCTGAGTGTGCCGAAAAATTTGCAATGGGTCTAAAAGAGGGGAAATTCAGTATATCGGAATCTCTTATCAATCGTAAGTATTTCGGTAAAAAACTGTCTGATTACCTACTGGAAGAGCGCTCAGCAATAAGGAGAAAAATGAACGTCAATAAGTTCCAATTAATCCCCAAGACCGAAATGAAAAAGATTCTTGGTGGCAAGTCTCCTGACGTTACAGATATGTTTATGATGTTCCAAGTTTTTGAAGTATTAAAACCTGCAAAGAAGGGGGTTAAGGGACTTCAATATTTAATGAATTTTTAAGGTTTTAATTATTACTATTATGGAATTAGGAAATTTTAAGGGAAATGTACTCCTCCGCATGCCGTTTAAGAGAATCGTGCCTTTCAATAACTATTCGGCTGATTTTAGCGGCTCATCTGGCTCCGTTTCCTCCTACCCCGTTGTGCAAGACGGGCAGGAGGTGGCTATGGATATTTATGAAAGACCATTTAGCGAACTCATACCCCAGAGTGAGTTTCTGAGAGAGTTTTATCCTTCTGGGCATAAAATCAATGATACTGGATATTATCCAGACAAATTGACGAGGGTTACGATAGACGGCAAGGAGCAGTGGGCTTTTGAGAAGGTCTCAAGATGCGCATTTCCGTTTCAGTATATCATAACCATAAAACAATTAATACATCTATGCGGGAATCCGATAAGCTTCCGTGATTCTAACATATCCCCCAGCGAGGTGCAAAAGAAGATGCTTATGGAATTTAAGCAGGGTTGGATTGACAAGAACATGGAAATAGCATGGTACAACTGTGCAAAAAGCGAAAAGATAACTGGAGATGCGGCTTGTGTGTTTTATTATGAGGTTGATGGTAATAAAAAGAGGACTCTTCGGTGGAGAACACTCTCCTATCTTGACGGAGATACGCTATATTGCCACGATGACCCTGTTAGGGGTCGCATATTTGCAAGAAAGTATGTGATGGTTAATGACCAGAAGGAGCCTACGAATTGCGTTGAAATATGGGATGACAGGAGGGTTTATCGCCTCGTGCAAAGGGGGTCAAAAAACAAATGGTTTTCGAAGTCCCATTTCAAAGACATCGGACTTGACGGATATGAACTTGAAAGCTCAATGGAGCATGGATTTAGTCGTTGTCCAGTAGCGTACAAAAGGTCAATGATTGGGGCATGTTGGTCTATGTCTCAAAGCAATATAGACGCATACGAAATGTCCGTATCGCAGTTGATGGAAAATAACAAGGCTTTTGCCTTTCCTATTCTCTTCATACGAAGTGAGGATGCTGAAATTCAGGGCACGGCAAATGGCCGCCCATTCGCAATACATGCCACTGGGGAGCATGACGAGGCAAGTCTACTAACGAAGGCAGATGCAAGTGAATCCTTCAAACTACAACTTGAAACCCAGTTGAGGAATATCTTTCTTGGCTCATTCACCGTAACACCACCAGAGGTAAAGAGCGGTGACTTGCCCGGAGTTGCCATTAAGTTAATATACTCTCCGGCACTTGAGTTGGCCATGTCTGATGCCCGTGAGTGGGACTTGTTTATTGACGACATGGTGGACATATTTAAGGAGGGCTACTCCAAAGAGGTTGGTCATGTGTCTGGGTTTAATTCAATAAACGTCAAAGGACAAATCACCCCCTATATACACCAAAATGTAGCAGAGTTAATGAACATTTTGTGTCAGGGCGTTCTTGCTGGAACTATATCTGTGGAATCAGCAGCAGCAAACGTACCCTATGGGGAAAAAGATGAGTTCATGAGAATTCTGAATCAAAACAGGCGGGAGATAATTGGCTCCGAGAATATGGCTGCTGACATAAAGAGTGGTGTAGAAAAAGAGCTATCGTTGAAAAAGGAAGATGAGTTAAATGAAAGTAATATGGCACAAAAAATAGTTGCCGAAAATAAAAACAAATAATATGGACACGAAAGAAAAAGTATTGGAGTATTTGGGGCTTTCCAAAATTGGGCGGAAGTGCCCTACGGACAAAAAGGTATCTGAGTTTATGCCTGTTCTTGTTGAAAAGGCGAATGGCGATAGAACTTATGCCGTTGCCAAGTGGAGGGAGGAAATCAAAAGATATGAGGTAATATACGACCCCGATTGTGTATGCGTCATAACAAAGATTATCAACGGATATGACGCAGCACGATAAAGAATATTACAGGGTTGTTACAAATAAAGTTATTGAAGCCCTGTCCTTACATCAGAACCTGTTGTCCGAAGACCTGAATGCGCTCATACGTAAGATAGGGGCGCATTTCAGGGACAGGAAAGATGACAGGATAAGTGACTACATTGATGAGTTTGTCGCTCTTATCATTGCAGCACTCTCATTGCGAATAAGGGAAAGTGTGAGGCTTGCGACAGAGACAGAGGATGACCCAATTCCAATGGAAGAAATGATGCTAAGGTCAAGGTTCTTCTCCGAAGAGGCGTATGGCGATAGCGTTGAGAAAATGCGTAAGATATTTACAAAGGAGATAGAATATTTCGTTGCACTTGACATGCCATATTCCGCCATTACCGCATATATGAGTAACCCTACTGGGTTTCTCGCATCCCACAAGCAGGACATTGGGGCTTTCAAGCGTTATGTTAATGTAGGCACGGGATATACATACAAAATAAAATCCAACATATTCACGATTCTTGGATTCGCATCAATGGTTGCCTATGACCTTGCACTTACGGAATTATGGGGGTATAGGGGTGACGTAATAGGGTATCGGGGTTATCGCAATTCATCATTTGACTGCTCCGCATGTGACGAGGCGTGTTCCGTTGTACACCCTCTCGACACCTACGTATTTCCAGTCCACGTAAGGTGTTGCTGCATTGTCACTCCCGTATTCATGCAATAGCAATTATACCCGGAATTTGCTCATCACGATGAACACTTTTGGGTAAATTTTGCTCATTACATAGAGCAATTTTACTCAATAGGTGGATACCCGTAAAGTGGTCAGATTCGACCACTTTAACATATCATATAATACACCTAAATCACCATTCCTGCATATTATATGTTGTGTTGAGTAAAATCGTGGGTTTACTTTGTGAACCAGATGCGGTAATATTTACCGCTTTTAGTGCGTAGATTAAACCCTATTTAAGTTTTATCTGCAAAAGTTAAATAACGGAATTCTTATTTTAGTTACGGTGGTTAATGTAACGGCGGTTACAATATGCTTTCAGGCACAACCGAAATGTTTCTCATTTTATTATATGTTTTCGTGTATAACCGAAAGATTTTTCGTTTGATTATATGTTTTCGGGGACAATCCCACCATATTTTTTCCAATTTTTGGCAACATCCACCATATTTTGCCACAAA